ATGGAGTGGTACCAGAGTGACACTGGCAATCAAAAGCCTCAAAGTCCCACGCAAGCTCCGTCTTTGCCGTGGAGTCGTCTCGGTGAGATAGCTATATTGACACTATTAGCAGTGCTTTGCATTTACCTGCTTTACATTTGGGTGCTGAGAGATCTTATCTTTGTTGTAAGATCTAACCGAGGACGCGTAGCGGAGGAGCTTGAATTTGGTCCCGCCGAGACAAGGAGCGCTTTGGCACAAAGCGCGGTGGTACCTAGATCTGAAGTTGTCCCGTCACAAGGAGCGGACCCTCCCGCTACTGAAAGCCATCTGCCATGTCTTCATCGATGAAGAGGAAGAGGACCGATGAGGGGAGCGGCTCCCGTCGCTTCACTAAGAAGAAATCCGCCGCGAAGGGGCGGACTAGCTCGTCAAGAGCTATTCGTCCCGCCCTCCAAATTCAAAGTTTTGTGTCTGCAGGTGCAGCCACAATTGCTGTTCCCACTGGCGGAGTATGTCATCTACTGAGCTCCTACAGCCGAGGCTCCGGCGAAGGAGACCGGCACACCAACGAGACTGTCACGTACAAAGCCGCATTCGACTACCACTTCAGTGCTAACGCTGGACCCTGCGCATACTCCAGTATTGGAGTAGGTGTCTTGTGGTTGGTGTATGACGCACAACCCAGTGGTCAGGTACCAGCGGTAACTGACATATTTCCGCATGATACAACCCTACAGTCCTTTCCATACACCTGGAAGGTGGGAAGGGAAGTGTGTCACCGCTTCGTGGTGAAACGCCGGTGGTGTTTCACAATGGAGACCAACGGGCGCATCGGTAGTGACAAACCTCCAAGCAACGCAGTCTGGCCTCCGTGCAAGCGGAGTATTTACTTCCACAAGTTCGCGACAGGACTCGGCGTCAAGACCGAGTGGAAGAATACAACGGATGGTGGCGTAGGCAGCATCAAGAAGGGTGCCCTGTACTTTGTAATAGCCCCTGGCTCGGGCATAGATTTTACACTGTTCGGTACCTGCCGTATGTACTTTAAGAGTGTGGGCAACCAGTAAGGTTGTCCAGAATGAATAAAAACTAGTTTTTATTATTGATTGCGAAGCAATTGCATTACAAAGACGCCGTCAAGCGGCAACTAAAACACACATGACCCCGCGCCGGGCTTAAGACCGGCTCGCTGGGTCACCCTGCGATACATAAAATTAAAAAAAAACACAGATCTGAATTACGCCGGCGCGTCGTCGAGCGAAGCGAGTGACGCTGTAGCTGGCCCTTCTGCGTAGCTGAAGAACCTTTCCCCTTCAGTCATTTTGTAAATGACGGTATTGGCTTCGAAGTACGACAGCTGCGCTGGAGTCATGTCTTTCATCCAATCTTCATCCGGATTGGTGAGGATTATTGATGGTATGGATTTAGAAGCAACACGCTTCTTTTTACCATACTTAGGGTTGACGACGTATTCTTTCTGACAACCAATCAACTGTTTCCAACAAGGACAGAACTTGAATGGTATGTCATCAATGACATTGAACTGGGCTTCCTCGTCATAAGAAGCCCAGTCTACATTATTTTGCCAGTAATTATGTCTACCTAGGCCTCTGGCCCAAGTAGACTTTCCAGTTCTTGTTGGACCGAGGATGTAGAGGCTGCGTTTTCTGACCCCATCCGTGACCTAGTGTAATCAGACATCCATTGTAAGTCAGAGATAGCTTCCTCGCGGGTATAACAGGTAGGGTTCAACAAGCAATAAGCTTCAGCACTGACCTGAAAGAGGTCATTCTGAAGCCAATCTGTGATGGTCTCTTGGCACAAGAGGTCAGGCTCAGACGGAGGATGAGGATTGATGAATGGTGCAGCCTCAACTGGGAACAATCTATCAGCTGAGTACTCGAAGTACGACAGCTTTGTAGCCCAGTCATAAGGCAGAGCCTTCTGCACCATGGAGAGGTACTCTTCCTTTGATGTAGCATGATCAATGATGTCACGCATGACATCGTCCTTATTGTGTTTCTTCTCGGAAGATGAACTCTCCCCAAGAAATGGTGATTTTCTTGGGACAAAAGTACCTCTCTCAAATTTCTCCACTGGGTTTTTCAGTATGTATGTCCTGACCTTGTTGACGCTCTTTGCACTCTGAATATTTGGGTGGAACTCAAGAATGTCAAAGAACCTCTGGTTCGTGGTGTTTACCTGCTTCTCAGTTTGAACCAGTGCATGACTATGCAATGATCCATCTGCATGATGCTCGGATGCAACAAGGATGTAAATGGGATTCCAAGACTTAAGGAGATCCCAGAGATGATCAGCTATGAGCTGAGGAGAGTGATCGCACTTGGAATAGGTCAGGAATGTGTTAGCATTCCTGTGCCTGAATGAACGGTTTGCAGCCATTGGATGAAGAAGGAACGGCTAAGGGAGGCACGGCAGATTTGGGAGCTCTTCAACAAACTCTAGACAGGTGCGCCCTTATGAATCCACCGTCTGCCCTTGGTCTGTTTTATAGGCGTAGCCGCTTAGTTGGGCCAGAGGCCCAATACCATGGGCCGCGGGGGGTGGGGCGCACCACTAATATTACAGCCCCACCCCCTGCGAGCCCTTTAGGGCGAGCGATTTGATTTAAAGTAAGGAGGGGGAAACAAAGTGCCCCGACAGAATAAAAAGCCCGCACCCAGCGGCTATAAATCAGCTCAGCTATTGCGATCCTTAC